CTACGATAAGTTGTCAAAGTTCAAGTGGCTGTTGAGAGGAGATGTCGACACAGAGAGATTAGGGAAAGCGGGTTTTTGTGAAAAGGGGGGGTCCTTAGTAAGCGGTGACTACGTCTCCGCCTCCGATAACCTGCCTATAGAAGTGGCAGAACTCATCCTCGATTTCGCTTGGGGTAAGAGTAAATACGTACCTGCGGCAGTCTGGCGTTACGCCATGGCTGCTCAACGGCCGTCTCTTTCCTACGAAACCGAGGAACTCCTCAGGGACACCTTTGTTCCAACGATCGGTCAAATGATGGGAAGCTATCTTTGCTTTCCGTTGCTCTGCCTGCAGAACTACTTAGCTTTCCGCTATGCAGTTTCCTCTGCCGGACTCGATCACGAACAAATTGCGGTGTTGATAAACGGTGATGATATCTTGTATCAGGAACCGGTTGGAGTTGAGTTCTACGCCCACTGGCGTAAGACGGTTAAGGAGGTGGGATTTGAAGTCGAGCTATCCAAGACATCCTACTCTAACGTTTATGGTTCAATTAACTCTACCCTTGTCAAATGGGGCGGAGGGGAACTTAGAGTAAAGAGGACGTTTAGGATGGGCATGCTCCGCGCACCCGATCATCCCTCCAACTTGGGGGCTTCGTTCGAAGCTTTCTCTAAGGTCGGCAAACCTGCGAATTGGTTCCGTGCTGGTCTAGTTTTCCTAGACTGGCATCGACGGACCATCGTAAAGTGGTTTGCTTCGCCTGCAGAGATGGGCTTCTACGGACGCCTAGCGAGAAGTTGTTGGAGGTATGCTTTCGGGGGCATACTTTGGGCCCGGGAGGCCTACCGTTCCGTCGTCGATGTTCCTGCTTTGGCTCTTGCTCCTTGTCCTCATAATATCATCATGAGGAGCACAGAGTTTGTTAATGTGTCCCCTGAAAAGGTGGGCGCTGTAGAGCATAGGAAGATCGCGGAATGGATGGCAGCGAGGAAATGGGAGCTGGGACGTACTTTCGTCCGTACTAAGCCCAGAAATTGGTTGTATGAGAGACAGAGACAAGTCATATCTGCAACAAACGCATTCTGGTGTAATACGGTTGGTAGCGTCCGCAGGGTTGTCGCGCTGTGGCGAACGGAGTTGTGTGAGGTCCTTAAAAAGGCCTCGATGAAGACCCTCTATGGGCCACCTAAAGAGTATGATCAGAAATGGTCGGGGGGTGTGGACGGCGTTAGGCTACCCACTCCTCGTACTATCAATTACGGATCGTTGGTTCTCAATCAACCACCATCAAAACGTTTCCCGAAAGGGTTCCACGTTCCGTCTGATGTCAATATTAGCTCTAATAGGAGGCTCATTCCAAGGGGGAAGAGCGATTGGAGGAAGAGTGTTAAGTCTACGGACGTCCGGATTCCTGTCCCGTTGATGGAGGAATTTGGTTTGTCAGTCAAGGTAGACTCACTCGAGGAAATAGTCGGAAGGGAGGATAGGAGTTACTATGGGCTGGGTCATTCGTTGCTTTACAACACGATTGGCCTTTTTGCCCTTGGCAAATAACTTCTCTCTCTGGATCCTTACTCTTGATGTCTCCTTTGTGCTTAAGTCGGTTAGACAGGGTATCCTGTCTTGTAGGTCACAGATATTTGATTGATCTTCTTTGAAGAGATGATATCATGACAGACACTTATTGTCCCGACCGCCGACAGCAAAGGTTGACTAGGTAACGGATTGAGAGAGAAGTATAGCAACTATTCTCCTCTTTGTAGGATGGCGCCCGTCGCACCTTTCGGGGCAACGGGTCTATGAAGTTCGGTTTTGTGGCGTGACCGAAGAGTTCGCTCTCGTGGGTGATGGAGGCGACCGCGTGGGTTGATGATGACCCCCCGGGTTATTGGAGATGAACCAGTTTTCACTGTTGGCGTTAGTAGTCTGCGCAACTAAGTTTGTGTTCGCACGGACGAGGGGGACCTAGTTTAGCTAGTAGCTTCGTGTACCTTAGGTTGTGAGTATCTGTATGTCGGAATGGAAATCGTACCCGTTGACCGGACTTGCGCGTGCTCTGCTTATGCAGCACACCGTCTGGCCCGCCGGGGTTCGGGGTAGTGACAGCCCCAGAAGATTTCGTCGTAATTGTCATATCATACAGAGAAAGGCACCGTGGGAAGGAGATAGCGTCTAGGTTCCAGACTGGGACTATTATCGCGCAGGTGAGGCTGGGGAATTGAAGATAACCGTGATTGACGGTGGACAACGTGTTGCCATTAGGCAGTGCTTATGCACTTCTGGTATTGGTTTTACGCAATCCGTCTTTCTCAGGCCGGGGGCAGAGAATCGGAGCGAAGCGCGGGGACCGAAGGTAAGCGAGAACACTTGGAGGGTAGCGTCAGGAGCCGAGCGGATGGGCTTGTTGACAGCAGAGGACGTAGCTTGGACCGTTTACCGGGGTCTCTCCGGTTTATTAGTTCACGTAGTGAACCTCTCCTGAAAGGAG